AATCCCTATCTACAAAATTAATGTATGCTATTGCATCATTATCTCCTCTTATTTGAATCGTTTGGGTTTCCATATCAATATTTCTTTTTAAGTTTTAGAGATAACATTACTCTATCCCATAAAACTAAATAGCTATCCCAATAATCCCCAAAGTTGAAATAGTACCAACTCATTTGTATATACCATATTGGCAGATAGACTATGAATATAGCGAGCCATAAAGGAGTTAACAGAAATCGAAGTATTAGTCTTATTTTACTCATATATCAATAATTTTTAGAAGTTACACCTAAACATAACACTTTGTCTGACACTCCGATATCATCAAATTCTAAAGTAAGATATTCAGTGTCGTAAGGATAAGGGTATCTGCATCCCTTCAATTCTTCGTCAGACAGTTTGCGCCTAACTCGCATTTCGATTTCATAATCATCGGAAAGATTATCAATGATTTTTCTAAGTTGTCCTACTTTCTTTAATTCCATATCAATCCCCTTTCTCTTTTATTCGTTGTTTTCTATAACAAGCCAATCATCTACTGCCATGAGTTCTGGGTCTTCTCCAAACCTAATAATATCATTTTTATCTGCCAAATAACCCAAAGGGCATGTTGAAGCAAGGCATTTTCCTTGGAATTTAATTCCAAAAGCTTCACAATGCTTATCCAAAATAAATCTTGCCTTTTTCAAAAACTTCTTGGCAAGCCTACGGTTGCATTTTATGTTTCTTTTAGTAAGTCTTATTGCCACAATTCTATAAGCTTTATGCCAGTCAATTATATCTCCGTTATAAATATATTCTCCATCGTCACAATCCTTATGATTGCATCCATAACCACCATTTACTGATGTATCAGATGTAAAAAAGCCGCAACGTGAACATAGATTATCAATGTGAATTAGTTCTTCCATAAAATTTCTATTTTAATCGTTGTAACACATCTTTGTTCGCTTCGAGGATTTGGTCGAAGGATGGGATAAACATCCAGAAAAGAACGCTCCCATCATATGCTATTAAACTTTTATTCGTATAAAACTTACCTCCACAGTAAAACAAAATTCGATATTTATAGTCCTTACCTGCCACAAGCACCCAACACGAATATTCCGGTAAACGTTCTTCCACGCTTATCCACGGTGACTGCTTTGACAGCCATTCGACACCGGACTTAAAATCAACAATGCAGTACGGTTCACAATGATGTTGCCTATTTCTTTGGTCATTGGAATATTCCCTTGCTGCTGCTTCTACTGTCTGTTTCATAACTTATTCGGATTTGTTTTACAATAATGTTGATTCTCATTCATTTTTAAAATATCGTTCAAATGTTCGTCTAAAAGCAGATGCTTATTACTAAAATTACCCGACATTATACGAGGCTCAATATTTTCATCTCTCATAAATTTCTGTATTTCGTATATATGAAAAAGCAAACCTTCACAATCTACTGCGTAGTATTCAATACCATCGTCATTGTTGGCAGATACTTCATAACCAATCCATCCACCGTTACCCATATAAGTATTTATCTCAATATTACGGCAAAAGCCATAACTGATAAGTAATAGCCTTAGTACATCTTTCCCACTCATACGCATTTCGATTTATCAATTTGTCCTATACGCTGTCTTTCAAATCCCTCTATCTGAGCGTCAGTAAGGTTATTCAGCCATTCATCAGCATACTTTCTGTACTTGGCATGATTGCATTTATAAAATTCCAATCTAAGCCATTCAATAGTTATGTTCTTTTGTTCCATAATCATCTGGTTATAGTGGTTCTTTTATTAAATAAAGCCATAAGTATCAATGCAAAGGCGACTTTCAATAACCGCTTTTTACCAACAATTACAATATTGTCTTTAGTTATTCCGCTATCAGTCGTTATGCTGTACCATTTCCTATATGGTGGTAAGCACCTATAAATATGAATTTTAGAAAATATATATTTCATAATCATTAAGTAAATGGTTCATCACTAAGATTAATTACTCCCTTGTCTGTAAACTCGTAGCCAATATATGTAGCAAAACTTCCATTTAAAACATACCAGTCTGTTTGGTTATCATCATCACTGTGTGCGAAAAGTAGGTCATTTGTTACATTTTTATCTCTCTTTAAGCCCACGAAATAGTTGTTATTGTAGAAACTAATTTCGGGGATATGCTTGAATGTGCTTGTATCTATACCATCGTAGATACCGTATTTCTTTTTAAATTTCTCGTCCATAATTATTCAATTCTATAAGTTTCTAACATACATTGTTCACATTGATGAAAAAAATCATTTTCTTTCAACTTTAAAGCAATTTCATAAGCTATATCATATGCCAGTTCGTCTAAATCCTCGTCCAAGTAATATGTCTCGTCTTGCAGGCAGGCAAAATCTTCATCTTGTTCAATTTGTTTTTTGAAGTAATCAAATCCCACTTTTTCATCTTCAAAGAAATCAGTCCATATCCAACTATCTTTGCTAATGTTGTCAAATTGACGTTTGAGGGATTGATATGCTAATTTTAAAAGTTCTTCATTCATAGTTATTCCCTCTTATTTAAATAAATCAAGTTGTGTATGTTTTTGAACTTTCCCAAGTATGAAGTCGCAAATGAAATTCCTTGCGTAGTCCGGTGAAATCATTGACCGTTCTTCGGAACAAATTCCTGCTTTCTTTCCCATTTTACTTTTCATTATTGTTTTAGTTTGTATTGGCTTCTGATAACTTCTTCCATTTGTTGGTTTACAGTTTACAAACCAATAAGCTGTTGGTTTTTTAAAATAGTCACCTCTTTTTGTTCTATCTTTGTCAATAAAAGTATAAGGTATGAAATTAGCTGGAAATAAAAGATAATGCGGCTGTGTAGCAGGATTTTCGACTATCAATCTTAAACCTTTCAAATCACAAACGGCAAACAATTTATATAATAGAATATAGAATTTATTTCTATTATTTATCCTTTCTAATACTATACTATATTGCTCTTTTTATCTTTACAATAAAGATTATTACATGCCATTTGATAGTAATTGGCTTGCATAGCTTCAAAATAAATGCAGGGGAAGAAAGCTATAATTAAATCATCTTTCGTGATATTATTAAATATGCTTTCCTCTTCATCATATGCTTTTTCAATCTCTACAAACAAGTCTATCTGATAGTCAGTCTTTCCGAATGAATTTTGTATATCATAATCGAAAGATTCATATCCAAGTTTTCTAAACTCGTCACGGAATGTTGCGCTTTGTTCAAAGAAGCAATGTACTTTCCCTTTTATTTCCATATCATTTATCTTTTATATTTACCTCTATTGATATTTTATCAACTATTTCTTTCTTAAGAATATCTCTACATATAGGTGCTATAAAACCATAACCTCCATGTGTTTTACGGTTCTTGTTTCTCTTCCTGCGTTTCGCAATCTGCTTGTTTGTGCACCTATCATCTTTTGGGCGATATTTTCTCATTTTGGGTGCATCACACGGTTCTAAAGGAGAAATATCACTATATGGATTATAAATTTCATAATAGGTATTATCGTTCCAAGAAATTTCGTCCTGCATATTTTACCCCTCTTTCTTTTTAAGACTTATATCAATTGACAACCTATCGGCAATTTCTTCCTTAATTATCTCCCTGCACAAATTCCTTATCATAGAGTAATCACCATGTCTTTGTATCTCGTTGGAAACCATACAACGAACCCACCTCTCTATATCAACGTCGTTTCCATATGTGTTTTGAAAGATACGTTTAACCTCCTCTTTCACAATTGGAACCATAATTTCCTTTATATCCTCTTTAGTCAACTTTAGTTCGTTGTGGATATAATTCTTCACTTCTCTGTATCTATATTTACCCATAATCAACCTCCATTATTCATAAATCTATTCATCCAGTCTATAGCCTCTTCTATTGATTCAACGTATCTGTATTCTCTTGTTACACAACGTTGCATATATTCAAAACATATTCTTCCGTAATCGTCAAAATAGATGTTATACGCTCCGTAGTCATTTGCTCCAGTACATGGAATCCCAATCTCCAAAGCTTTTTGAACGTCTTCTGCATTGCAAGACATATAAGCATGAACTACATCACTACAATATACTCCTTCTAATCCTCTTAATTCTACTATTCGTTCCATATCATTACTTGTTTGTTTCTAAATGTCCGTTTTCAATCACCCAACACAACATCTGATAGGCTGCATTCATAATATCCGGACTATACTTCGTGCTTAGAATAGTACGGGTGTAAGAATCCATGTACACGAAATACCACAAGTCAGCAGCAGGATATATATGCAGCATACATATATTGATAGAAGGCGGTAACTTCTGTATGATATCCTGCAAAGTATAAGTAGGAAAGCAGCCAATTAAATTCCCAAGTTTTAGATAGCATCGTCCATAATTATACTTCATATCTTCTGATATATTTGGGTAGCATTCATCATGCCAACACATACTTGCATCGCTTGCATCTAATCCAAGCTCCTGCAAGTGCTTCATCTGCTCAATTGATAATACTTGTTTTGATTTCATAATTCGTAAGATAAAATTACAACCGTTAATGCAATGAAAATGATTACTACTATCAAGGCGATAGATAGACATCCCTTTTCGTATTCTTCATCTTCCGATGGTGTGTTTTCGTTATACCAATCTAATGGATGTTTTAATTTCATTTCTCACTCCTTTCTTTCTCCTTTTTAGCTTTATCACAAGACAACTTCTTCATTACATACGGACAATCGCAATTCCCGTATCTTTAGAAAGATTATCTTTTGTTATAATAGGTACTATATCCATTTTAGTTATTCCTCCTTAATTATTCGCTCATTTATAATAAACTCTCCATGAATATCAATGGGAAGCATATTGGAAACACTCGCATGATAAGTCTTACCGTCCATTGCCTTACATAGTGGATGTATTTCTTTAGGCATAGGGGCAGGACATTTTTTACAATGTCTTATCATTTCAAAATGTCTGTTTTCCTTATTGCCACAACATTCACAATGAATTGGATAGTAAAAATAAGTACGTTCCAACTGGGTTTCTTTTCCACATATTTCGCATCTGCCCCATTCTATTGAATTACACATGATTGTTCCTCCTTCTCTGTTTTAATATCTGTTACTTTACCACGATTGACAAAATATTCATCTTTACCTGCACCAAACATATCACAAATAAGATAGTCGCTATTATCGCATTTATTCCGTAATGAACATTTCGAGCAATCATTACGTTTTATTTCTACTAATTCATGCAGTTCTCCGTCAATTATTATTCCGTTATTTACTTCCATAATCAAATACAATTTCTCATATACGTTTCCCTATCAATCATACCGTTTTCTGATTCTTCTACCAAGTCAAAGAATGTATTAGCATAACAAACATGCTCGTCTATCATTATACATATCCCATCAGACGGATAATATTCACATGAAACATTATCATCCCAATCTATATGTTTTTGTGCTTCTTTGGCTATATCATCACAAGCAATCATATACTCTATGTATTTATTAGATGCTTTTCTTATTTTATCAAATATATTTCCTTTCATTTTCTGCTTCCTCTATTTATCGTTAAAATATTTTTGGTTCTTCATCGTATGGAGATTTTACTTCAATTTCAGTTATTACTGTAACCTTATCCATGTCGTACTCGTTTGAACCAATTAGAAACTCACCGTTTTCTATAAATTCCACCCTTGTAATATGAGATTTATAGCCTTCGGTGGATATCTTTACATCTCTATCTAAATCTGGTGCAGTAAGCAATAAATGCGCTAAATCTCGTATTGTCATTTCGTTTCCTCCTCTATTTCTATGTTAGTCACTTTGCCACGATTGATAAAACCTAAACAAGGATGAACACTACATAACCATATAGAATGTCTATTTTCAAGTTCATCGCAGTAATATTTTAATGAACAATTCATACATGGGATATTTTCATTCGTTTCCATTTCATGCAGCACTCCGTCAATGATTATTCCGTTCTTTATTTCCATATCTAACAATTTTATTTTTCTTACAAAACCTTATTGAATACCTCACCGCCTTCTGTATGTCTTCGTACTCATTTATGCTATATACGTTGTATGTACGGAGTTTTCGCATAATTTTCTCTTCTATAAAAGGAAGTATCTCTTTCTCAAACATTCTTCCACTCTTTACTTCCATATCATTCTACTAATTCAAAATGAACATTGATATTGTCTAATCTCTCATTTTCAGAACAAAATCCAAAGTTTTCTTGTTTCCATACTAAGGCTTCATAACCTTTATCGCAAATCGGTCTAAAATAGCAACCGTCACACGAAACTTTTTCATCATGTACAACTCTGACTTGATTATATCCAACTTGAATAATATCTCCAATTTTTAACTCCCTACGCTTCATAATACTCTTTATTTAATGTTATATCATTTGTATTTTTCGATTTTCTCGTCCAGCTCCTGCAATCTCTTATCTATGTAGGAAGAATTGGAATTTTCGCTCCTATAAGGGCTTTTATCCGATAAGAAAAATTCTTTCTGTTTGTCGGATAATGAATAGAATCCGTCCCAACTATGACAGATGGCTTCGTTAACTATGGCATTTGCAAGGATTGGATTGCCATCGGAGTACTTTTCCAACTTGGAATACATCATCTTTGCACCTCGTTCCGTCTTGTACTGCTTCTTGATTTCGTCCTTGTAGTCAAGCCAAATGTTCCAAGAATCTTTCAGTTCCTCACTGACATAGGACAAGTCGGCACGGACATCAAATTTAACCTTATTACTCTTTTTAGAACATTTTTTAACGCCATCATTATATTCTAATAAGGGATTGACATTGGCATGCTCTGCATTGTCTTCCGCTTTCTTAGATAATATGATAATATTATCTTCTTTAATTGTATTATTACTTGTATTAAGTATGTTGTCGTAAAGTGCAAGGCAGGGTTGCTCTAAAGTGCAAGGCTGAATTGTTTTTAACTGCAAGGCTGATTTGACATACCTTCTTCTGCCATCAAATGCTGTTTTAATGACATATCCCTTTTTAATCAATGATGAAAGAATTTTATTTGCTGTTGTTTCACTCACATTCAAAAGATTGGCAATATATTCATTGCTAATAAAACAGTCTTTATCCTTGGTAGTAAAGCTGTCTATCTCCAACAACAATATACGTTCATTCCAAGAAAGATTTTTATCTTCCCAAATTTCAATTGGAATCCAAATTCCTTTAGTTTGTCTTTCCATAACTTCAATGTTTAATGATATACCTTCTAAATGAAATGGTGGCGAAGTCCGAAGGTATGGGAAAGAGACTTGTCAACTGGTAGCTACTCCAGCCTATCGCCACCACAAATATAAGAATGTTTTTCAATAAATACAAAAAGCACCGAGAAAACTCCCAGTGCTTTTAGATTTGCTATACACTGGCAGGCTGCACGATTGCAGGTAGAATGTGCCAATGTAAGCTATATGTTGAATTGCTATTGAATCCTAAATATCGTTTATCACCGAGCATTCTACCTCCCGATTGCAATGCAAAGAACGCTGTTATTTTTGAAAGTTCCAAAAAACAAGTCAAACTATTAACAATTATTAATCATCTATCTCAAATAGGTTCTTCTTTATCTGCCAATACTCTTTGACTTCCGGCACGCTGATAACTCCCTTGCTGTTGTTGATATCATACACTTGGAAGTATAGAATTGTCTTCTTGCTTTTGTTGGCATATACTTGCACGAAAAGTCCAGTAAACAACTCAAACTCACCTTGCATGAATTGTTCCGCTTTGAATGTGCCTTGTATCTTATGTCCGTCTTGGGTTATGGTACAAGTCATATCCCGGTTGAACTTCATTCTAACCAAGTTTGGCGGTGTACTTACATTGTCGTTGTGGTCTTGTACATACTGTACAGTCCATGTGCCGTACAAATAGTTAAGCTGGCTCTTCCAATCTGTTTGCGCCTGCATGCTTGCCATCAGTGAAAGCAAGCCAATCAATGTCATTACTAACTTCTTCATTGTTTTATCAGTTTTTCGATTATTGTTCTTAGTTCCTTCTCCCAATCCTTGTTCCCGTGCATAGGATAACTTAGCTGATGCCAATTATGGTAGTCAAATAGCTTCATCCGGCATGGGTAGTAATCAAACAGCTTCTTCTCATTGTGGAATACTCTGATATGCTTTCCCTCATACTCTCCGATATTACTCGATTTAAGTTTATAGGCTGCCAAAATTTCGTTGAACTTCTCCATTGGAGTAAATATACTCTTCGCCATAATTCAGTCCTCCTTTTCGGGAGTATAACCTCCCATGAGTCTATAGTTAGGTATCAGCTTGTCGATGCTCTTAATCTCAAATCGTGTATAAGTCACACAATTCGGATATATCTTACAAAGTCCGTTGATTATATACTTGTCATTGAAGTACATTTCAAGCTTCATGTGTACCTCGGATGCGGAATATTGCCTTTTGTCAATAAAGAATATCCCGTCTATTTCACTTGAAAATCCTCTGTTTGTAACTCTGAACAAGTCGCGAAGTTCTTGTATCACGTCTTGTATGCTAATCGGTTGTTTTTCCATTTTCAAATCAAATATTTATTATTGCTACTGTTAATGCTATGAAGATTATTGCTATTATTGCAGCACTTGTCAAGCATCCTTTTTCGTATTCATCCTCATTTTGAGGAGTATTTTCATTATACCAATCCAATATATGTTTCATACCTCAACTTTTACATAGCTATTCTCCTTTCAGCTTTTTAACCAATACATCAGCCATACTTACGCTCATGTCAGCTATGGCTATTATTGATTTGTTCTCATATTGTGGATTATTTAAAAGTGTTTGCATTGTTGCTATTGCAGCATTTATCCTAACCTCTTCCCAATCCCGTTCTTTTGCTTCTTCCTTCATTTCATCAAGAAGAATAAGTTCACCACCTAAGAAGGACTGACTGCCATCCTCTGTTACGTAAATGTTGGTATATTCCTCAGCTTTTATTACTTCTATTGTTTCCTTTGTTGCTATTAATATTGCTTTCATCTCTTTATGGTTTTAGTTTACAAGTCACTGCCTGCTATTACTGTTTCATTTGACAAGTCAGCCCGTTCTATTACTGATACGATTTTAGAATCTCTATAGGAACGAAAATGACTTTTTACTACACGATACCTTAATTTGACCCTATCCCCAACTTTTGGTGCAGTTGTCATATTGAAAGCACCGCTTATCATTTCAAAACCATGCCATTTATTCAGATACGAAAAACTTTCATTTGCCGCCAGTTCTTCGGAATCTATTTTAAATTTCCAATTGGCAAACCTATTATATCGCTTCAGAATATCAACTATAGTACCTTCCCAATAATAATACTTGGGCTTTTCTCTAATAGCTTTCATACGCGCGATATTTGACCTTCTTTTTAGTTCTGCTTTAAGTTGCTCATTGGAGTAGTCAGAAAGCTCTAATTCGTCTTGTATGGAATGAATTACAACGTCTACTACAGCATCCTGCCTATTGGCAAATACAGAAAGAAGCTTTTCCCTTACTTCTTCTTTACTCTCAAAGACAATTTCGTCTATCTGCATCTTTACATTAAAGATGTTACCCTTTTGTGTTATTAGGGCAATTTGAAGTATTCTCATATCCTTTTAGTTTATAGGTTATTATATTCTTTGTATTTTGAGATTGAGTTAAACGTAGCTTGTACCCGGCTACTAATATACTGATAAAAATTAGCATTCGTAAAATCAATGCCGATAAACAATTTATTATTGTTCCTATTGGCTTCCTGCATGAGTTCCTTTATTTCCGCTTTGTGATACTGGGTGAGAACAAAACTTGTACGGTATTTAGTCCAATTTAAAAAGAATAGTTCTTCATCCGTAGAATTTTCATTCAGTATAGGTATAACTTTTCGTAGTATTCTACAAAAACAAGCGAACTCAGGACTTTCTACTACTTTTCTGTTTCGCGTTCTTGCACTTGCTCTACTTGCTTGCTTCTTACTTTCTTCGTCAATTCGATAATTGCTATTAGCTGTGCCGGATAATATGCCGCGTGCCTTGTTTGCTGCCAACGCATCTTTTGTACGTTTGCTAATTAGTTCGCGTTCGTATTGTGCAACGGATGCAAAGATACCTAATACCATAGTATTTACTACTGGAAGGTCACAAAAATATATATCTATGCCCGTATTTACTACATGAAAAACGAACTCGGCATCTCTTGAAAGCCTATCCAATTTAGCCACTACAAGGGTGCAACTATTAGCTTTGCAATACTCTATAGCTTTCCACAACTCCACACGGGAACAGTCTTTTCCCGAAGCCACATCTACAAACTTACCACAAATAATTCCACCTTTGCTATTAATATAGTCTATACAAGTCTTTTCTTGGGCTGACAACCCTAAACCGCTATCACCTTGTTTATTCGTTGATACACGAAGGTAGTAAACATATTTATCCATCTTATTACTAACTGATTATTATTATTACAGACAAAGCTATTCCGGCTATAAGCCAACTGATAACATCACTACTATATTTGAAGTTAGGACGTAGTATGATGGCAAATAAAGCCACAATATCCCACACCAATAGTAGAAGCACGAACTTTCCCATTATCTGCCTAATTTAATGAGTTCTCCAGACAACAAACAGCCAATAAATCCGATAATTATTATTAATGCCATAGTTTTTAATATTTAGAAGTTATACAAATTGTTTTTCTATGTAAACACACCCTATTCCCTTGCTCTTGTTAAATTGGCTGTTTTTAAGGTCAATATTAGGCTTTATAAAGTCTTTTATGTTATCCACTAAAGAAATATATTTAGATGCGTTCGCCTCTATTGCAAGGGCTTTATACATTTCTTCGCACATAGCCATATACTTTTTAAATTCTCCTTTGTTGAAGCGGACAACTATTTTTCCGTGTGTTTCTATAAATTTGTTGTGCCCTACATAAAACTTTCTTTCATCATTGCAATGCACCAATTTATCACCTACGTGTAGATACGTTCTTTGTCCCATGCTGTACTTGCTATCTACTGATATGCTATTAAAGTAAACCGCTTGTTTCTTTGGAATGCCTACAGACACAATGTTTTCCAGAAGTTCCATGTTTGCTTTTGCCTTCTCAAAGTCTTCTTCAAAATTTTTATAAGTTTTCATACACTACTTTATTGTTATATTATATATATTATATATATTATATATATTACCAAAACAGTTATAACTTTTTGTTATAATGGAAGCTTATGCTCTGATAATATATACGGGTGCTTTAAATTAGTAATACCATGATACAATATTTCGCGCTTTGTTTCTGCCTTATAAATAAACAGATTTCCGTTTCTCACTGCCTTCATTGTATCATTGATATTCAACCCTTGCAGGCTTATAAACTCTTTTAGTTCGGGCTTAAATTTCGTTATTAACTTCATGCTATTACCTAAAAACGTAGTTACACAAATTAGATAACCAACACATTAACTGAATAGCCATCATAAAAATGAACATTCCACACAAAGCGGCTGTAGCTATTACAATTCGTTGCCATATAATGCGATAATCACGCTTTAATATTTTACCGCTAACAAAGCGTCCGTTATAAAAATCTGTTATACTCATAGTTCCATTATTATTATTTGAATTCAAATTTAATTCCTTCCGGCAATAGAGAATAGTCTATATTTTTAAGCATGTTATTATATTCTTCTTCTGTTACTTTGTCGTGATAGCTATAATAATTGAAAACTACATTATTACCTTCAACATAGTAGATATAATTATCTGATAATAATCCAGCCCCTAATATAGCTAATTTTACATCCTTTTCTTTTGTTGCTTTGTTTATTATTTTTTCAAAGGTTTTAATCACTTCGTTTTTTCTTTTCTCTATTTTGGCGATTCTTTCAGCTTCTTTACGTTCTTGTATCGCACTTTCCGTATAATATCCAGATAATATTTTCCCCTCCATTTCTTCGCGTTCTTCATCGCTTAAAACAAATCTATGGCGTTCTTCGCTTTCCTTATATGGATTAACCCAAACATCACCCGTTAATTCTTCCAGTGTTTGTATAGCTTTCTTGCTTTCTGCTTGCCATCTTTCCACAATACCAAGTGCAAACAATTGATATTTAAAATATTCTTTGTTGTCACATTTTGACAAAATTCCCATTTCTTCATCAGTTACGCGCAAATATTCCTTTGCTTGATTTTTATCTTTTTGTAAAAAGTAATATCCATTTTCAACTGGATATAATGGTGTACCACGCCAATCGCATAGATGAAGGTCTACAAACATTTTCAACTTTGGAGAAGCTTTTAATATTTCCTCATGGATGCAACCGTGCCCAATATCGTAAAAACGTCCGTTTCCTTTCTTTTGCTGGAGTATGCCCGTTATACTCCATGAACACGTACCGTTCTTACATTCATCATGCAATTTAATGGTTGTTATTACTTTATAGGTGATACCTTTTTCACGGAAAGATTTTACTACTGTATATTTTAATGTATTCGTTTCCATATTATTGTATTTTAATGTTTAAAATTGTGTTACGGTCTGTTTTTACTCTTTTGTTATTTTCCCAAAAGTTAAAAGCTAATTTATGGAGCGTATTAATAGTCAAAAAGTTAGTTCCTACTGTAATAGGTTTAGCACAACACGCATAAGTATTACCGCTTTTAATGTAGCTTTTTACAACTTGCGCCATATCCATAAATTCCTTTTCTGAACAAATAACACTTATAGTCTGACTATATGTATTTACATCATTATATTTTCTTAAATAGTTTACTTTCGTTTTCATATCATTTTGCCCTTTTAGTTATACACTAAAAAAATATACTTTGCTTTGATATGCCCTACAAATAAGTAGAGCATACCTATTAATCCGTTTTCGTGCCATATTATCCAATTATTTGAATGCCTTCACTATTTACATAATACTCCATACCACACAAAGAATATATAGGTGTATAATAATCATGCCATCTATTTCCATCATTATAAAAACCTACAAATTGAAAGCGTTCACCCTTGTAATTATCAAGTATATTCATTTCCCGATAACCGAACGGATTGTTTTTTCGTTCCTTTCCCGTGGGTGTCTTATACAAGTTCATGAGCCACTTATACCCCTTCGCGCTTTGTTCCTCTGTTACTTCTATTTCGATATCACAACCGGGATAAAAATTTGCCGCCTCATTATCACCATTATTCGCACGCTTTTTCAAAAGTAATACTTCGCGTTCTGTTATTACTCCATTTGCCAATACGTTCTCTATTATCTGACTTGTTTCTAACTTTTTCATATCATTTTAATTTTTAATTATTTACTTTTAAGTTCTACTATTTCGGTTACACCGCTATAGTTTTTACGTATGCTTGTTTTATTGATAGAATAACATTCCTGCCATCTATCATGAGACTTAAAAACATATCGCTTTAAAATTTTCCTATAATTTATTATACATCCACCAATTTTTTCACAACCATTATTTGAAACATCGTGAAAATGTGAATGGCAGCCATTATCGAAAATGTTATTAATTCTTTCGGTTAACTTTTCATTTGTATTTAGGTAGCATCTAATTTCTTCAACAAATTTCTTTCCGTTTTCGTTAAAAGGATATATGCCAATATCTGATATTTTATAAGTTTTCATATTATATTATTTATTTGTTATGCTTACTATAAATATAGTAATTAAAAAAGTGATTAAAATTATCATAGCTTTACTTTATTTCTATTTCGTCCAATACTTTCGAAATTGCCTGCCCAAGAAGGTAACAACGTATTATAACGTCGCAAGACTCTGCACCTTTTTTAAGGTAGGATAAATCATACCCTAATTCCTCTAAAGCATCCGTTAACAACTCAAAGTTATGGCATAGATTTTCTTCTGCCTGCCACGTTGAAAAAGTATAAGAGCCGGAAGCATTTCCAGTTACGCTATCATTTACAAACAACGTATCGTTCAATTCTTGCTCCACTTCTTCGCGGTTGCTGCTTGTTACTACGATTTTATTTTCTTCAATGTAGTTTCTAACGTCTTCTTTCACGTTCTCCAGATAATCGTAAGTTTTCATAATTCTATATTTTTAAGTGATTGATTTTCAATTTTCTGTACTCTGCATTTCCACGGGCTTGTAACCGTCTTAAGGCTGCATTACAGCGAAGTACGGGAAAATCGGATGGCTATCAAATAACAGCTATATATCATAGCCCTATATCCATAGGCTTATATCCTATTCCCGTTCCTTCTTCATATTATTCATATAGCCAAGTAGTGTATAGGTAACGACATTCTACATACTTGCTGCAATTACGTTTATTGCACTTGCTTAACACTATATATTTCACAGCGCCTACCATCGCATGTAATGTTGTCTATTATTCATGCGTCAACGCTTTTTCAGTATGTAATTCTTTCAAACAGCGCTTTGTCTTCGTTGAACTCCTTGTTCCCTTTCGACATTACAAAGATACGGCTTTCTTTTGATATATATGTTAATTAAACGTTAAAAATATATCCAACTATAGTATTTTAACTATCATTTACAAATAAAGTGCGTAATTATATAAATATTTACATAAAACAGCCGATAATGAAGGAAAATAATAGCATTAAGAAAACAAGTAACTACTAAAAACAAAAAGCTCTACTTTCCAGTTCCTAACTTTCCGCCTTTCCAGCCATAAGGCAAACACACACATACACACACGGATAATATATTATATATATTAATTATATATATAGTGCTTCGCACATTGGCAGCGATAATAACCGTTTATTAAAAACAAGTTTTTAATTTTACTCTAAAGTATATATTAATTAATAATATCTATATTAATATTATATATATAATATAATTATAATAATATATTATTTAGTATATATATATAATTATATCTATGTCATATTGTATTGTATATTATTGTTTTTATGTGTTATATTGATTTATATAATTATATCTGATTTGTGTTATATTGAATTATATAAAGCCTAATTATTTAAATAATCACGCATGAGTACGCACGCACGCGCATACAAGGCGAAAGCTGCATGCAATATTTGTTGTAAACGGATGTTTGGTTTAAATATTCAGTTAGTTTAAGCCTCCGTAATTGTTCCGGGTATGCAATGCTTTCTCCGTGCTTCATTCGTTTCTCCGTGCCCCTGCAAACAAGCAAGACGGGCAAAGAATCCTCCATATGGGTATGGGGGGGGGGTAAACCGTAGCCGGAAACGGTGGGGTACACATAGCCTACTTCCGAAAAAAATAAAAAAAATAAATTTAGTCCGTGGTTAAACAGTTGATTATCAGCCGCTATGTAAATTGCCGTATTGGGGATAAATGTTGTAAGTGTCTGATATTCAGCCGTTGTCGTGATTCCGACTTCGGGAAGTATTGTCCGTGGGTGTAGTGTATTTGCCTACTGATGATTTTAATTCCCCCGAAATCGGGGGTTTTAGAAACCTTGTATGTTGGTTTGGCTGGTAGTATGCTTGATTTGTATTTATGCAACGTTTATTTGCGTATTTTACCCACTAACCTAAGTATTTTATCGTCCACCCGAAATAAAATTAAAATTTTCGCTTCTATAATTTGGATTTCAGAATTTAGTTAGTACATTTGCGGTGTTGTTTAACTAAAAACTTGAATGATATGAAAGGAGATTTTATTTATGAAGCGTAGTGAGCATTTCAACGTTGTTGCTGGCAAGTGGTTGAATGGTTATTCCTTGTCGGTTAACGGTCGCAAGTATGCTATATCTGGTGTTAGTCCGGATAATAAGCTTGTTTTGCATTGTTTAGATGCTAATGATATTGTTTGTGAATATTCGGATTTGTCGTTAGGTTCTTCCCACATCTTTGTGAACGAATGCGACCATGTGATTTGTGATGCGAGGCGGGTGTTTGTTGACGAGCAATCCCATCATGAGCTTTATGTTGTGAACAAAGGTGACGAATGGCGTTCTTATTGGGTTGAGGATTCCTATGTCATAGGTTCTAATTGCTGTACTATTCGTTCTATTTCAGACTTTCTCCGCGAGAAGAGTCGTTTTTTCTGTGGTGACATTGTGGCTAAGTACGATGGTGGTGTTCCCACTTACTACTTTGTGGATGCTTTTACAGATGTTTCGGGTATTTTCACGGTTGTGTTCAGCTACTTGGATAGTGATGGTAAAATTGCTCATTGCTATTCCGACAAGGGGATGTATCGTGTTCGTGAAGAGGTTGCGTTTGAGCATTGGCTTTCCCGTGGATTCAAGTACGACAATGAGAACAATACGTTGTGTCCCATCTTTTATGAGTTAACTGACAATTCCTATGTTTTTTATTGTAGCGACGAGCCAGTTTCGGTTCTTGCTAACTGGAAGATAGGTACTTATGGCTTTGCTAAGAATAAATTCCCCTTCATTGTGCCTTTCCACAAGTTCAATCCCGACAATATTGGTAAAAGTTTGCAGTACAATGTTATAAAACAGCAATAAAAGTTTACATTTTAGAGAAATTTTTCCTATATTTGCATTGAGATAATATTAAAATCGTTAACAAATGACATATTTATATCTGTTATCTTTATTAACACTTGTTGCATACATTGGTTATGCTTTGAAGGTATGCGGACTGCCTGCATCGCTTTCAGATACCTACTATATTTTGAAGGATAAACACCGTCCTTCTTGGCTGTTTCAGCTTGCTATGGTTCTCTGTCCTATGCTTCTTGTTCCCGTATGGCTTGAATTGTCCTCTGAGAGTGTTCAGTTTCTCTCTTTCTTGGCTTGTGGCGGTCTGATGTTTGTCGGTACAGCCCCTCTGTTCTAGGAGGAGTTTCAGAGAAAGGTTCACTTCGGTGGGACTATAGTAGCAGGACTGGGTACTACCTTGTGGCTGCTGTTTTCCGGTATGTGGTATGTCCCTTGTGTTTTCTTCTTTGCGTTTGGCATTGTCATGCTGCTCAAGAAAAAGTGGCTGTTCTGGCTGGAAATGGCGTTGTTTGCGAGTGCTTATACTGGATTGTTGGTTAAAATGATGTTTGGATGATGGAAAGAAAACTGTTTGATGGATGGGGTCTGTTTATAACCAAAGACTTGTCCTATGTAGGCTTTTTCACGGATGATAGAGTTTGCTTGATAGATATAGAGGCTGATGGAATACAAATCATTGAGAAATCCGATTTCAAGGAGGACTATTTACTTTCCCCTACCGAGGAGGATATGGTTAAGTTCCGTGCTACTTTAGAAAAAGCTGGAAGTGGGTTTAGAGATAAGATTTTGGAAATAATGAAAAAAAATAGTTATGAATTTGAGTTTTAAACAAGCTATAGACCTTCACCAGTGCCTTCGCTACATTGAAGCTTGCCAAGAGGCTATATACGGTAACGACAATACGAGTGACAACATAGAGGTCGGGGACGTATCTGTGACGTTTCACTTTGACGATGGCGAAACCTTTTTGGATAGCTTGATTGTTTCCGGTTCGGAGTGCAAGAAGGGTCGTATTGATGTTGAAGACTATTTAAGAGAATGATATGGAGTTATATTTAGAACCTATTTACCGTGACCGGAATTGCAAGGGGCAGTTCAACAAGGGTCACAGATTGAGATTTGGAGGGCGACCTTGTTCCGAGGAAACTAAGAAGAAGCTGTCGGAGATTATGAAAAAGAGGATAGCTGACGGTTCTACCAAGATGCCTCATTTTCAGAAGGCTGTAATAGTCATTAAGGACGGTCGGATTGTGGGTCACTATCCTTCCGCTACGGAGATGGCTCGCAGGCTGGGAATTACCAAGTCGATTATTATTCGTGTCTGCTTGGGTATTCGCAAAAGCTATCGTGGATGCAATCTTTTTTACGAGTGTGATTCAGATAAATGGATGAAACTAATTAAAGAATGAGATTATGAACATGTTTAATACGAACTCAACGACCGTCATGCAGTCCAAGTTGTTGCTTGGCTTGGGTATTGACCCTCGGACGGCAGATTTGACCTTGCACGACGAGGAACGCGACATACCTCTTTGGAGTATGATGCGTCTGATAGACATGATTCCCGGCTTTATTGTGGATGATGATGGTTATACATACTCATTTACCATAAGTAAGGGGACATACGTGTATAATCTGTCCTATACCCGTAAGACCAAGCATGGGGAGAAGACTTTAATCTCCTTTCACAATCCGGTAGACAGCTTTGGCGAAACGGTCATTCTGATTATCAAATGGCTGTTTGATATGAAGCTGTTTCCGACCAAATATATGGCGAAATACGTTAAAAAGAAATGAAGTTGACTATTTACTGGACTAAGGAGGCTATGCACAAGCCTTCCGATGGTTCACCAAGAATGTATGACCGTATTGTCAAACGCTTCGGATTCTCTGATTATATCAGCATCAATGGTGAAACACCCGTTGATGTTAAGGAGATTGACCTTCCGGATTTGAAGGTTGCCGAGGAGCGTGGCTACATACAGATAAGAAACAAGTGATATGAATGAATATGAAGATACACATGTAGTTGTTTCCGAACGGGAAGCACTAATATCCACTGTCAGCTATAATATTATGGCTACTAACGACCTTGCTTGTGCTACAGTGATATTTGCACTGTTTAGGTTAAGGAAAAGTCCCTTTTACCGCTTTCGTGTAAAGCAGTTGGCGAATAAGGTTGAGCTTGAAAGAAGTAGATATGAGAAGGTAATAAATGCTATGATGGCTGATTCTTCCGCTAAGTTTGCCGATTCCAATGATATTTTCATGGACGCTATTCAAGATGAAGTTGATGCTCTGTTTAATTCTATTAAAGGTGAGTATGACAAGTCTTGTGTCGAGGATTCAGAGCTTTTCAGTTGGCTGGAAATGGCAAGGACTATGTGTGATTATAGTTGTTGCCAGTTGAAGTACCGCAGGCAGGAGATGATTGCCAAAGACCCTTCGTTCAAGAGGCTTAAATTTGCCCATTTAGACTTGAATAAGATGTCACAGCTAATGAATGAGCTTATGAAGGCTTTAGTTCCCGATGTGGATTTGAATACTGATGTGTGCAACAAGGCTATTCGGGAATTAGGAAAAAAGCTGATTGACCCGGATATTATTGCTAAGGCATTGTTAAGACAAGAATAACTAACCATTATAACTAAAAGTTATAGTATAAAAAATGTAAAAATGAAAGAAGTAACTAAATTGGTTCTACACCATGATTTGGAGGATTTGGTAAAATATCAGACCTCAGAGATAAAGTCTATGTTTGAGATGTACTCACAAGCAGTTAAGGATGGATGTGAAGAAGAATTTGACTGTGCCATATCTATAAAGAAGGATATTCTGATATGTTTGAGTATGCTTAATGAAATATCTATGAGTGAAGATGATTTAGAAAAGAAGTTTGAAACTGACATAAATTTGAATTAAAATGGACGTAAATAGAATTGAAGTAGAGGGAAATCTTACAAAAGACCCGGAATTGAAGACAAGTAAGAACGGTCAAAGTTTTGCATTTATTACAGTATGCGCAAGCTATCCTAAAGGCAAATCTCCTAATGTGGAATGGATTCCGGAGTTCTTCGATGTTACATTGTTTGGTGCGGATGCTGAGGAGATATGCCAATATGCTAAGAAAGGTAGTCGTATTTGGGTATCGGGTATGATGCGTTCTACTATAAACCAAGATACAAAGGTGAAATATTGGAGTATCATTGCCAACAATGCTCATGTTTTGATAAAACGTGGAAAGAAGGAAGCTTCTACTACTGGGCAGCAGCCAGCCCCAGCCGTACAGCAGCAGATTAAGCAAGCTCAACAAGTAGCAGCACAAGCCTTTAATCAGCCTTCCCCAAATGACCCAGATGGATTACCCTTTTAATTATGGAAGAAAAAGAAAAGAAATGCTTTAAATGCAATAAAATAAAGCCACTATCCGATTTTTATAAGCATTCTCAAATGGCTGACGGTCATTTAAATAAATGTAAGGAGTGTACAAAAAAAGATTCTATTAGACGATACAATGTAAAATCTATAGATGATGAATGGGTAGAAAAGGAAAGGCTTAGAGGAAGAGAGAAATATAAAAGACTTAATTATAAAGGTAAATATATTAAGTTTTATCATAAAAATGTAACTTATCGAAATATTAATCGTAGATTAAAGAATTTAGGATATGATATGAAAGATAAGGAAGCCCATCATTGGAATTATAATTTAATGAAGTCTGTTTTTATTTTATCAAGAAAAGCTCATAAGTTATTACATAAATATATATATGTAAATTCTAATGATTTATTTTGCTATACTAATGAAGGAGTTAAAATTGAAACATTAGAACAAGCCACTGATATATTTACTAAAATATTATTAGAACATAACTGTAATGATAAAATTGAACATATATTATTATGAGGGAGTTGGAATTAAAATTTAACGGTAAGGGCAGTATGAAGCCTTTCCGTTTCCAGCAGATTAACAAAGGTAACAATGCGTACATTTACATGGTTGAGATTATTGAGAATCCGAGTGTACGTTGGTATGAAGTATTCAGACGTAGGGAATGTAGCGACACTGATGTAGTTCTTAACGGTCAGACAGTTCATTACGAGGCAAGAGTTCTATATCCCACAGCTAACGATTTTGGTGTCAGTGCTTTTTGTTGTCAGACACTTAGCAGGGCATTGGAGCATTTTAACCGATGGGAGAATGGAAGAGAAGATTGATAGAATTTTAGCTTTGCTGGAAGAGAACAATGAAATTCTTAAAGAAATCAAGTCTAAGATTGAGATGTCTGAATCGGAGGAGTGCGTGACTAAGCGTACACTTCACGATTTCATCAACAATGTTGTTGCAGACCTCTTTGCGGATATGCTGTTGCAGCCTAAAGGCAGAGGTCACGTAAGTAGGGAAGATATTATGCAATTTATTAACAAAATGAAGTGATATGGAGAACAATTATGATTACAAGGACGAGATTATATCGTCCAGAGTTGGAGCATTAGGTGGCTCAGATGGAAAAGTACTTGCCGCCATAGCCAATAACGGTTGTGTTCAAAGAGGGCAAGTAGAGCGTCTTGCCATTGCCAAAGGTCTGTATGAAAGACCAAACATTACTAATCTTGCCATGCAGTACGGTGATTTCATAGAAAATATGATTTATGACAGCTTGGTGCAAGTAGATGAGCGTTGGGAGAGCAATAAATGCTTTAGAAGTCAGAAATACGGGCGTGAAGGACTTGGTTTGCTCGTGCATATTGATTTCTCTCTTTTTGACGAGAGTAGGGATAAGCCATTGCTCTTATGGGTCGAATGTAAGGCTACTACTACTGACATCGAGCAGACTTATAAAGATTATAAGGAACAACTTTATGTTGAGTATGTGCTTGGTAAGGAATTGGCAGAGCAGTTAGGTGCTGATTTCAAGCTTGAACTTTGCCACTATGATGCTTCTGTTATGTTTGAGGACGAATTTCAGCTACAGTTTGCCTTTGACCCCGATAAGATAAGCAGAAAGAAAGTGATATTCAAGAAGCCAGTATTTGATATTTCCTCTGGCATGGATATTGCCGCCCAGTACGTGTCCGAAATGACTGAATACAAACGTGAGGAAATAGATTGGGATTATTTGCCTGCCGAGGTTCAAGAACAGATGAAGCAAGTAAACAATATCCTTGTTTCAATAAAGGAGAAGCAGGACAGCATAGAGGAATTTAAATCCCGTTTCTATGATTTCTTGTGCAAGAATGAAATCAAGAGTGTAAAGACCCCCTATTTCACTATTAGCAGAGTGGACGAAAGCGTATCTATTCAATTCGACAAGGTACGTTTTACGGCTGAGCATCCAGAACTGGCGGCTAAATATCAGAGGGCGGTCAAGAAGAAAGGATATGTACTGATTAAGACTAAGGAGGTGAAGGATGAAAAGTAAGATTATAAAGGCTGTGGGAAAAGAGATACTTTCTCTTGTCTGCATTATATTGTCTATAATTGGTTTACTTTTTGTAGGTCATTGGCTTTACTCCATCAGTAATATATTAGTATGGATAGTTTTAGGTATTCTCTTTTTAGGCTATATTGGCAGTGTAGTATATTCATGCATTGATGCTCCTGCCACTTCTTATTGGTACATTGTATATTATCACAGTAGAGGTCAAGCTTCTTTGTTTCTGCCTAAAGAAGATGATTTTTTCAATGTGGAGTATTACCGTAATCTTATCGAGAAGGAAGCTGGGTGTAGGGTTATGATTTTAGACTGGAAGGAATTTACAGAAGAACAATATCAATTAATTTTAAAAGAATATGAGCGAGAACAAAGTAACGGGATTGCAAAGGCTGAATAGCTACATATCCCACAATGCAACCCAAGAGTATTTGAAAAAGGTATTGAGTGATAAAAAGGATGCTTTTGTAAGCAATTTGGTATCTTTAGTAGCTAACAATGCAAAATTGCAGGAATGTGAGCCGGCAACGCTTATGTATGGTGCTATTCGTGCTACTGCATCCGATTTGCCGCTTGACCCATCTTTCGGTTGTGCTTATCTGATACCTTACAAGAACAATAAGTTAGGTATTACGGAAGCGCAATTTCAGATTGGGTATAAGGCTTATGTGCAGTTGGCATTGCGAAGCGGTCAGTTCAAGTGCATTAATTGTACAGATGTACGAGAAGGAGAGCTTATAAACCGCAACCGATTGACGGGTCAGATAGACTTCAAGTTTGAACAAGACGATAAGAAGCGAAATGAACTTTCTATTATCGGATTCGTTTCTTACTTCCAGCTTTTGAACGGATATGAAAGCACATTATATATGTCAGTAGAGGAACTGAAAGCTCACGGGCTTCGCTATTCACAGACGTACAAAAGCCAGTATGCCAATGTACGTGACAGTTCCAAATGGGTAACAGATTTTTACGAAATGAGTAGGAAGACGGTTATTAAGCTGAACTTATCTCGCAATGCTCCTCTTTCCGTTGAGATGCAGAAAGCTATCCGTGACGACCAAGCTGTATTCCGCAGTGAAGATACACCGGATTATGTAGATAATGTTGGTGACGAGCCTTTGATTGACAAGGATAAAGCATCAAAGGTAGCAGCAATGTTTGATGATGCTAAAATAGTTGATGAAAACGTTGGTAGCAAGAAGTAATATGCTTATATTTGCACAGTAATACGTGACGTGCGTGTTGCGACCAACTTCATATCATTTGGGGAAGCCTCGGTTAATCCGGGGCTTTTTCTTTTGAAGTTTTAAAAAAGTTTGTATCTTTGTGGAAATTTAAAGCGAAATGATATGGGCAGAATTTACGTTGGTTTAGATAATGGTGTTTCCGGCAGCATCGGTATTGTCGGAGATGATATTGAATCTTTTTTTTGCAAGACACCCGTCAAGAAGGTGCAAGATTATACAAAGGCAAAGAAAGAAGTGTCCCGGTTGGATTACAGCAAATTCATGGAACTTTTTTCCAAATACAACAAGAATGACATTACGCTTCTGATGGAGCGTCCTCTTGTAAATCCAAGCCGCTTTGCATCTACTGCATCAGCGTTACGTTGCCATGAGGCAGAGCTTATTATGATTGAAGTAATGGGTATTCGCCACATGTTTGTAGATTCTAAGGAATGGCAAAAAGCACTTCTTCCCAAAGGCTGTAGTGGGGAAGAGCTTAAAAAGGCTTCTTTGGATATAGGAAACCGCTTGTTTCCACAGTTTGATAATATTAAACACCCAGATAGAGATGGCATTCTAATTGCAGAATATGCCCGACGCAACCACTTTTAGTTTTTTTACTTCATAAATTAGTTATTCGTGTAAGCCGTAGTGTTCCAATACATTACGGCTTTTTATTTGGACTTCGTAAAGTTCATTCGGTTCTCCGCGTGAATAGGGCTTACTTTGCACAAACCAAAACAATACTTGTATGGGAAAACCGAAGAAAGAAACAGTTAGGAAATTGAGGGGTCTTATGATATTAGACCAAATGGAAGATTATACTCCTTTACATAAGCTACACAATCTTTCCAACGAATTGATAGAAACAGTTTCAAAACCTAAAAAGAAGAAGTCCTTATGAAAATTATCAATCTTTATCAAGAAACACTCGGCATTGTAAGTGATTGTTGCAAGGTTAGCAAAGAGAAAATCATATCCTCAAAGAAGGAGGAATGTGTGAATGCTCGTTATATTCTTGTCAGCATTTTGGGAGAATGGTACACAGACAATGAGATAGCCGAGCTTACTGGCTTATCTCGTCCTTGTACAAATAAGATTAGGAATAAGTTCAAATCCCGTCTTAAACGTTACAATGTCAACTGCCAGTATCAGGAAGCTAAAGAAAAAGCGTTTGCGGTGTTTAGAAATGGCGATTAGTTACCAACTTGATACAAACTATTCTTTTAGTAACAAACTTCACCGTTAATTTGTTGTGCCCTAATATTGGGGCATTAAACAATTAAAAGTAAAGATATATGGAATCAAAAACAGTTGTGTACACCCCCGAAGCTGGTGGTGGTAACAGTGGAATGATGGCTATGCTTGCCCCTCTGTTGCAGCAGAAAGGTATTGACCCTAACTTGTTGGTTGCTATGAACGGTAAGAATGGCAATAACGGTTTTGGTGGAGATGGTTCATGGTTTATGTGGATAATCTTCTTGTTCTTCTTGTTCCCGTTGTTCGGACGTAACGGATGGGGTGGCAATGATGGCGGCTGTGGCGGTGGTGCTGGTGCTCCCGGATTGGCTGGTCTTATCAACAACGATAATGGTCGTGAGTTACTTATGAGCGCAATTCAAGGCAACGGTCAAGCTATCAACAATCTGGCTACTAACTTGAACTGTTCAGTAGGTCAGATTCAGCAAGCTATCAACGGTGTAAGTGCTAAAGTTGCAGAAGTTGGCTGTCAAGTAGGTATGTCCTCACAACAGATTATCAACTCAATCCAAGCTGGTAACTGTCAGATAGCTAACCAAATGGCACAGTGCTGCTGCGATGTGAAGGGAGCAATCCAACAGCAGGGTTACGAAAACCGCATTGCTACAATCAACCAGACAGATGATTTGAAGTCTAATGCTAATACTCAGTTCAATATTCTGGGTGCTAAGATTGACGCTCAAACTCAGATTATCAATGATAAGTTCTGTCAGCTTGAAATGCGCGAAATGCAGAATAAGATTGATACATTACGTGCTGAGAAATCGGCATTGGAGCTTAGTGCATCACAGCAAGCACAAACAGCTAATATCGTAAATCAGCTTCGCACTCCTGCGCCCATTCCAGCTTATTGTGTGCCGAACCCTAACTGTTGCTATGGCTATCCGTTTGTGAACGCCTATGCTACTGGTTATGCGGCAGGCGAAGGCTGTGGCTGCGGTTGCTAATAATCCATAGGGGGCTTTGTGTCCCCTATAATATTAACTCTTAAAATAAAGGAATATGACTACCTATTTTAACAATGGTGTTTCCGTAGCGAGAAGGGTAATTGTACCCAAAATAGACGTTGCAGGCATTCCCGTAATTGAAACTTCGGGATATGTAGAAACTACAGATGAAGCTACTCCTACAGTAGATTATGGAATTAACCCATGTATCTGGCGTGCCCTTCCAAACCGTACAGTAGTTCTTTGGAAAGTTCGTCACCCGGTTAGTACAGCAGGAGCTACATTACCCGTTAATGTAGTTGTTCCGATGGCAAACCGAAACAGTACAGTAGTTTCAGAGAATAGCAATGTGGGAACGACTAAAATTCCAGTTATTGACAATAAGTCTACGCAAGTTCAAGGTCACGATGTAACTGTTCCACAAGGTACAGCCGCACCAGCACCACAAGTTCAAGCAGGATATACTACCGAACATTGGGTCTATATTGACAAATGCTGTGGAATATTCAGACTTATGGGAGTAACGGCAATCAACAGTCCGGCAGAAGCGGCAGTACCTAATCAGTCTGCATCTGCTTCATCGGCAAAGAGTAAGTAACAATTAAAAGTTTAGACTATGTTTGGTTCATTAAAGCAAGGGAATATTTGCTATATTCTTATCAAAGGTGAGAAACCAATATTGAAGATAGGAACGGTTGAATCCGTATCTAATCCTATGCCTAAATATCCTACCTATAATCCTTCTGTACCTTTTGGAGCACAGCAGGAAACAGTTATAGATGCGAAGATTAAGGCTGGTGAAGAGGTTATGGAATTTCAGAAGCTTCCTACAAATGTGGAGGTATTTACCTATCCTAATGCTATTGTATCGGACAAGAAGGAAGCAATTCTTTCAGAGGTTGAGAATATGATTCAGACCAGCCGTCAGATAGTGGAAAGCAGAGATTATCACCAATCTGTAATAGAAAGCTGCGATAATATATTGAAACAACTCAATCCTCAGTTTGCCAAAGAGAAACAGCAGGAAGAGAAAATCGGTTCTTTAGAATCGGAAGTTAAATCTTTAAAGGGTGATTTGAATGATATCAAGTCCCTGCTTCAAGAACTGAATAGTTCTAACAGAAACAGTAAAACAACATCTAAAACGTAAATAGTATGGGAATGATAGAAATTTCTCAAAGAGGTCGTGGTGGTGTCAAAGATGCCTACGATAACTTCAAAGAGAGCATGAAGTGCTTGAAGGAAGACTTTGAAACCCTTTTGGACGAAATGGAAGAAATGGGTGAACGTCGTGAAGATTACGGACGCGAGTACGATAGAGACTACGACCGTGATTATGACCGGGAAGACCGTATGAGCGAGCGTAGAGGTCGCCGTCGCCGTCGTTGATAATGTAGTAGAGGGGAGGAGATTATTCTCCCCTTTTGTTTAACAAATAAATATTCAGTAAAATGGGAAATACTTCATTTGATGTATATGACAATATACCAGAAGAAATGCGGACGTATCTTCAAAACTATGGCTTTAATTTCAGTGAGAAAATGTGCGATTGGGCAATTTCTATGATGAAGACTAAAGAAGGTAAGATAACGCCTATTACTAAAGACCAAGTTACAGCCATGCTTAAAAAGTATAACATTACTCTTGAAAAGGATAATGGTTATAATTGTGTGTATGTTGCAAATATGGCAAAGGCTGATTACTTTGGGAAAAGTATTCCAAATGAGCAATACCTTGCAGCCTTTATCCGCGATTATATTGATGACCCAGATTATCCTACAACGGAGAAAGCTTTCCGTCATTTCTTCGCAGACATGATGGGTATGGGAAAAGTAATTAATTGGAAGGATATGCTCTAAATATTCCTTTTATGAAACGACAAGAGCTTTATATCGAAAAATATGATTGGCATATATTGCTGTTCTTGGACTACAGTTGTGATTATTTGGATGAAGTCTTGGATGCAATGGATAAGTTGAAATGTGGCAGTAAAAGTTATGATATTGCTTATGACAACTTGTCCTCTTGCAGCGTAAATACTGGGCTTACATTCAGTGACTACATCAGTAGGACATCTGTTATTGTAATTAGTATAACCAACTCTGAAAAAGAGTTTCTTAAATCATATCACCATGAATTGGGACATTGTGCCGTTCATATCTGCCAATTCTACGGTATTCCATTAGAAGGGGAAGAAGTACAGTATTTAGGTCAAGATTTGGTAGATAGAACATGGGACATAGCTAAGATTTTCTTATGTGACTGTGATTGTTGTAAAAATAAAAGAAATGAAAAGAAAAGAGATTTTGAAGGCAATGAAAGCCATGAAAAGTGAGAAACCGATTAATTCCATGTATAGAATGATACCTAAGTCACGCATGGACGAGTTTAAACGCTTCGCAGCTATCTTTGGATTTACTGAGGAGAATATAGAAAATATCTTGTCAAAGGAAAAAGAAATGGTGGGCAAATAACCCACCACAACTTTGCATTTGAAAATTCAAGTAGGCTTCTTCAAGCTTACCATACTTTTAACTATCATCCATTTATCTCGGTAAAAGCTGTTGGATGATATAAGTTCCTGCATGTTTGATATTCCTTGGTATATACTACTTGTAACAAATATAGCATCATCAATAGATACTTCTTGTGCTATTGTTTCATAGTCTTTTTTACAGACTTCTCTTAATACATACCAATAGAACCATCTTGCATAAACTATATCTTTACTTCTGTCTTTAGAAAGCATATCAGCCCTATCTACACCGAATAGGCTGGCGACAAAATATGACAATGAAATTTCCCAATTCATATCATATTTCCTAAGAATGTCACACACTTCTTTGAGTGTCTTGTCTTTCATATTGATAAAATCGTTTTTAAGTTTTTGGCAATTCATGGTTTTTCTCTTTCATTATCTGGTTAATTCTCTTTATCAAGGGTTGTTCAGTAGTTCTGCTTACAATCATACATAAGGATTTCATCTCTTTTGTTTCCCAGCTTGCAAGTAGTTCAAACCGAAAGGATGCAAGGTAAAAATATCCCTTATATGAAACGTTTGGGAAAGGTTTTCCCGTATAAAAAGCATTGCATTCTATAAATGGTCGAGGTTTAATGTCATTGAATGTACAAGTCTTTTCATCAAACACCTTCTCTATGGCTCTTTGCACACATATAAATGGTTTTCCCTTATCATCTTTCCAAAAAGTAGCATTTACATCAAAGTGAATACCTTCTACATTCAGCCAGCCAGCTAATCCTTTCGTAGTGTTCTTGACATAACCTTTATTTCTCTGATTTCTCCACTCCATAGCCATACAAACTAAAATCCAACCTTGCAGGGTCAGAAGGAAATACTTTTTTTGCAAATTCAGTCACTTTTATACAAGTTTTTTTTGATTCATCTACTTTGGGGATAATCCCAAATTCGACTGCCGACTGCAAAGAATGCGTATCACAAGGAACAAGAAGCCGGGAAGGAGAAAGAGTTTTCCATAATCCAATGTCAACTACACTATCTTTCCTTATCATCCATCTAAGCAGCATATTTACTCTTTTATTTGCACAATTACTGTTTGGGCTGGGTATCATTGTTTCACCATGTAATAAATGGCATAATCCTTGGCAATAGTAGGTACATTTCTGCGAATAAGTAACACGTCCAAGAGCATCTTCAAGATTAGGGTACTTCATGTATATGGAATGAAGTTTATCACAAAGGGAAGCAAAGCAATGCCAAGAAGTCATACGATATAAGCTCGTATAATTATCCTTGTATTTATTCCATTCCACGCCATATATATATTGAAAAGGCTTATTCCCCATTATCTCTGTAAGAATATAATCTATTTTGGGAATGAATACTGAACGCCTGCCATAAGCAAGCCAAGCTGCTATGACTGCCGCTACTTCGATGTCTTTTCTATCCTTAAATCTTCGTGGGAATTGTATAGGGTCAGACTTGATAAAACTCTCTACCTCATACTTTTCTGCAAGGTCAATGTAGTCTTTAAATTTCATTTTCATATCATTTTGTTACGTGCAAAAATAAAGTGTTTTTTTGAAAGTACCAAATATCTGGCTACCAATTTGATACAAACTTTAGTTCTACAAGTACTTTTTCGGGTAAGGCTACATTCAATGGAGGGCTATCTGGAACATTGACTGGCTCTCTAAGTGGAAACGCTACAACCGCTACAACCTTGCAGACTTCACGTACAATTTGGGGACAAAGCTTCAATGGTGCTGGAAATGTAAGCGGTAGTCTTACTGGCGTAGCTTCGATTACAGCTTCGGGAAACATAACAGCAGCAGGTGCGATTACTGCTAAGTCTTCCTCTGACTTTAGATTAAAAGAGAATTACGATGGGCTTATAGATTACCGAGAAAGACTACTAAAACTTGGCAGAGTTTATGACTATAATTACAACAAAAAAGCATTGGATTTATATACAGGTGCCGAAAACCCATAGGTCTTTAGCCTATGGGATGTAAGGCACTAACCTTGTTGTTCAATATATTTCCTAATTGTTTCTGGACTTGCTTCTCCTATTGAGCAACAGAAATATCCATCACTCCATAATGTGCGTTCAACCCAAAACTCTTTTCTCAACTTACTCTCAAAGAGTTTCCAAGCGAATATCGTACTCTCTTGCTTGAGTTTTCTAACAATAGATGTTACTGATATGTTCGGTGGATAGTTGATGAGAAAATGGATGTGGTCTTTGTCTGACTCCATTATTTCAATATCAAAATCAAACTTTTCTGCGATACCCTTTAAAATACATTTGATAGTATCATTGAATTTGCCTACGAGCAACTTCTTTCTGTACTTAATGCAGAATATCAAATGACACTTCAAGTAATATTTGTGTCGGTTACTATGCTCATAATCACTCCTCATACTACAAAATTAACGAAAATATTTCACTTTTACAAAACATTTCTTGTTTTTGTAAATACTTATATGTATATTTGCACTATGATTAAGACGATAAATAGAACATACAGATTTAGGATATATCCAAATGCTTCCCAAATGGAATTGTTGGCGAAGCACTTCGGCTGTACTCGCTTTGTCTATAACTATTTCCTTAATCAAAGGCAAGAGCAATATAAAGAGGAAGGAGAGAGTGATAACTACTATGCTCAGGCAAAGGCTTTAACTGAATTAAAGAAAAAAGAAGAAACCGCTTGGCTTAAAGAAGTAAACTCTCAAACACTTCAATTTGCTTTGCGTAATCTTGAAACTGCATACACTAATTTCTTCCAAAAGAGAGCGAAGTTCCCTAACTATCACTCAAAGAAAGGTAAGAATACATTTACCGTACCCCAATTTGCAACTATTGAAAATAGTAAATTGTGGCTACCTAAATTCAAGAGTGGTATAACTATCCGTCTGCATAGAGAAATCAAAGGTAAGATGGGCAAAGTTAGTCTAACTAAAACTCCAACAGGAAAGTATTTTGTATCAGTATTCACAATAGAGGATTATCAAGAACTTGCACCTGCTAATAAAGCAGTTGGTGTAGATTTAGGTTTGAAAGACCTACTGATAACATCTGATGGTGAAGTATTCAAGAATAATAGATACACAAAGAGATATGAGAAGAAACTTGCAGTAGCACAGAGACACCTCTCAAGAAAAAAGAAAGGTAGTAATGAGTACGAAAACCAAAGGCTCAAAGCTGCTAAACTCTATGAGAAGATTTCTAATTGCCGTATGGACTACTTGCATAAGTGTTCTCACTCTCTAATCTCTAACTACGACACCATTTGTATTGAAGACCTTAATGTGAAAGGTATGGTACGAAACCATAAACTTGCTAAATCAATTACTGATGCAAGTTGGGGGACATTCGTCACTATGCTAACATATAAGGCTAATTGGAATGGTAGAAATGTAGTTAAGATTGATAGGTTTTTTCCATCCTCTCAGCTTTGTAATGTTTGTGGCTATCGTAATAGCGAAATAAAAGACTTGAAAGTAAGAGAATGGGGTTGCCCATCTTGCGGTACACATCATAATAGAGATGTAAATGCTGCTATCAATATCCTAAAATTAGGATTAAATAATATATCGGCAGGGACTGTCGATTACACCGATGGAGAGGATAGAAGACCTAATCTTTTGAAAGGGCATTCCTCTGTGAAGTCGGAAGCCCACGAATCTTTAGTTCGTGGGTAGTTCACCGCAACAATCATTGGTTCTGTGCAAGCCAATATCCTTTCTATCCGTCTTGTTGAATCAGAGCAAGAACGAATGAGAAAGGAATTGGAACATGCTAAATCAGAGATTAATAGGCTTAAAGGCTTAGTTGCCTCTTTACAGAACTAAGTTCTTTTTCTAAGGTAGCTATCTTCTTTTTGAGGGTAGCTACCTCATTATCTACTTGCTGAATACCTCGCCATAATACGGGTATTAAACGTTCGTATTGTATTACATAATAATCTTTAAAACAGTTACTTACCCATTGACTATATCCATTTATTAGCAAGTCTTGTGCAATAAGTCCGTAATGCTCCTCATTGTCATTAAAGATTGGAGAGTTTGCTTTTGCGGTATCATTCCAGTAATACTTCACTGACTTTAACTTGTGAATAATATCCAAAGCATTGTATTCTTTGATATTTTTCTTCAATCTTATGTCAGAAGAGGAAGACTTGGCTGTAACTGCGCCAGTTGCCTCTATATTGCCATTAATTAGTAATCTGGAACTACTCATTTGTAACCATTTTTTATTAAATTGTCTTGAAGAACCTGCATTACCTAAAACAATTTCATTATTATAATATCCAAGTCCCATTGCCATAGTACCACTTCTAACCATTGCATAGCATACATATCCGGTATTAGCTGTATCGGGACGAGTACAGTTATAATAACCATACGCATTCTCGCTTCCTCCATCGCCAGCAGAGAACAGATCTGAAGTTCTTATAAGACCAGTTGCAGTAATGCTTGTAACTCCAGTCATAGCTCCACTGACATTTGCCGACCCGTTTACTGACTGTCCCCAAATCGTTCTTGTAGTTCCCCAATAAGAAGTTGTAATATTAGCTGAACCGTTGAACGATGTACCATTTATTGTACGTGAAGTCTGCAAGGTTGTAGCGGTTGTAGCATTACCACTTAGAGAGCCAGTCAATGTTCCAGATAGCCCTCCATTGAATGTAGCCTTACCCGAAAAAGTACTTGTAGAACTTATGTTAAGTTTATATGATATAATATCACTACAATATAATTTTGAAAAAGACCTTAAGGAAAGATTATAGCATGAGTATGCTCGATTCTTTATATTATTTATTACTGGTGCTGAATAGCTATAGGTACTACTCGTCCAAGAATATCCATTGCTGTTTATTATAGCTTCTATATTATCGTTGTTGTTATAATAATAGATAGCTCCTCCTCTTAAATATACAATTTCTACACTTGCCATCGTATTCTGTTCAATACCACCGCAAGGAGATTTATCACAATATTTATAATTATCAGCGTATATAATTCTTTGAGTGTCTTGTTCTCCCCATCCATTTGCAGTAGTGTCCCATTCAATAGCAGCAGCAAAACCTGTTTTATGTGTAGCCCAAGTAGGTTTATTACCATCAAAACAGTTCCAAATTTTAATTCTAATAAATGATTTCCTTTGTACTAATTGAAAAGATATAGGATAATATTTGTTAGCATCTAAACTTTTTAAATCAATAGTTTTAGTATAGCTGTTTAATCGCTTCATAAAAAATCTTATCCCAGCTTTTCTATAATAATTATCCCCATCATCTGTAGTTATAATTTGAGTAAAATCATGGTTTTCATTTTTTGCTGTATCTGAGTTAATATAATTTACACTAATATATTTATTTTGATTTCTTCTTACATACGTATTTGCAGTTGATTCCGCAGAGCCATGAAAGCCATCCAACAAATCCGCATTCAAATTCGTACACGTAGTAGTAGATACACACTGAAACGGCTGTGTGCCAGTAGGTATATGTGACTGGAAATATTTCCCATGTAAACTTGCATCATTTTGCCCAAAATGATATTCAGTAGGTCTTGGTCTATTATCTTTTGAATTATATCCAAAGTAGATATTACTACTATCTGTATATGTGCCTCCAAAGTTAATCTCATTGGATGTAGTAGAATATACTATAAGACCAGATGTACCAAATCTATCGTGCATATAGTCTTTGTAATTGGAGCTATTAAGTATCTTTGCCCAAGAACTCCAAGAAGTAGTATGTCCGTGACGAGTATATAAATCTTCATTAGTTGAAGCTATTTCCCAAGCTTGACCTCCACTTGAATCTGCCCATCCTCTCCATCCCCATACAGTTGCATAAGCTCCACTATCTGAAAGACCAATAGTAGTTAACTTCTTATCGCCTCTCATAATAAATAAACCATTATAGTCATTAGGCACATGATTTACGCTTCTTGCATCAGACCATCCAGTGAATTGGTATGGTTTAAGACTTCCAGAATGCCATACATTATAATTAACCCCTGCATATCTGTATATTATAGCTTCTCTTAAATTATCAGCTAATCCTAAACATAACATAGGATGGCTATCAAGTTTATCATTGTATAGGTAAGCTCCATAATAAATATCATATCCTACTTCAACTGTAGGCGTTGTGCCATTTACAAATTGAATATAAGTTCCTCTTTCATGGCTTGATTTAACTGTAATTGCTGTTGCAGAAATTGAAGTATCTCCAACAGTTAGTGTTCCCGTCAATGTTCCACCAGAAAGTTTCAGATATTTACTATCTAAGGCAGAGGCGTAGTTTCCTTCGTGCAGAACTTTATACCAAGTTCTGAAAGAACTTGCACCAACACCTCTAAAGTAAAAATCATCAGAATTATAGGCTGCTCTTAATTGGAATAACCTATTTGCCGCAGAACCAATGTTTAATACAGTATCATTAGCACCAGTAGTTCCATATGCAGTACCATTTGCCTCCCATACAGATGTCTTAGATGCTGTAAATGTAGATACAGTATCTATCGCAGTAGAGGTTATTTGAGCATATCTCTCTAAATGGTTGGCGGTAGTAGCAATATTGCCTTTAGTTAATGTCAGTACTCGCGTACTATTGTCATAAGTAGCGTTGGTAAGGACATTTCCCGTTCCAGTAATAGTAGTGGAAGGGTAGTTTGGGAGCGTAATATACTTGCTTGTGTCTGGCACATAAGTTTGGCTGTTAACTTTGATACCAGCAATGCCAGTACCTCCACCACCATTTTTTTCAAGTTCAGTAATTCTACTTGCCAACTTGTTGATAGTGTATGCGTTAAAGGTGTCTGATAATGTTGAATCAGCAAAAGTGCCACCTAAACTTGAATATCCATAAACGGTGTCAATAAGACCGCCTCCTCCACCGCTACTACCGGAACTGATACCTTTTGCAGATACAGCACCGCTTGCGTAGAAGTTAACAGCCGAGCCATCTTCTTTGTAGACTTTAATAGCATTATTAGCACTATCCACTCCAATGCGATACCCAGTTGTTCCTATTTCGATATAGTCAGAAACCGTCAATTTCTGCATCGGATATTGCGGTATCATGTAGCTAATAGTCTTCGGAGTTCCAGAACGATATACAATCTGGAATAGAGAAACATAGTCGCCAAGCTGATTTTCTTTGATGATGAATGATTGTGGGTCAGCATGGAAAACACCATCAGTCCCCCACCATACAGCACCGCTTGCAAGGTAGCCAGAGCCATCCATACGAATGATAGCCTTTGCTACATCTGATGGCATGTTTGCTTCTGTATAATCTGCTCTATCCTTCATAGAACCTCCATACCAAGAAGCAATACCTCCACCGACCTTAGTAGCATCATAGACACCATTCATACCGGACATTACTTTAAATCCAGCTACCGGGTCAGTATATCCCAGCATGTTTAACGCATTCTGAATAACGCCACCTTCGATTGTGGTACTCTCTTTCCACGCTTTCTTTAGATATTCATAACCAGCCAAATCTTTTTTAACGGTATCTACTGCTGCCTTAGCTGCGTCACTGATGGCATTCAAAGCTGCCGTTCTTTGATTGTAGTATGCAGATTGCTTTGAAGCGAAGTCAGAAGGTATAGTTATATTTTCGGGAGTAGAAGCAGATAATGTAACCAACACTGCACGATAATTGCTATGAGCATTCAGATAACCCGTAGGGCTACCCAATGAATACAAAGTATATCCTGCTGTAATATTTGTCTTGTCAGCGTCTATACGAACTATTTCATCTTTGATTGATTGCTTTTCAGTAGGAGATATAACCCCATCTTCTGCCCACTTATCCAATCTTTGTTTAGCTGCTTCCGCTTCTGCTTTAGCTGCATCTGCCGCCTTTTGAGCCTCTTCCGCAGCTTTCTTCGCATCTTCTGCGGAAGTGTTTATTTTGTCTTGGATAAAGTTGTTGGCTGCATTCAAATAAGCTATAAAATCTCCATATTTGGTATTGAAGGTGTCGTACCTACCATCTACCAAAGCGACTTCCGTTGAGGTAGCTACTCCGTCAGCTATGGCATCATCAATAGCAGTAATAAGCTCGGTAGTTGCCACATTAAATCCATCATAAGCGGTTTTTAGTTCTACCTTAGCAGTACCGGACAATAAAGGATTACCATAAACCTTAGAATAAGATTCAGCTACGCTCTTCTGTATTGATTTAATTGAGTTCAAATATTTCTTAATCGCAGCAGCTTCTTGTCTGTCAACAATACCGTCTTTAAAGGCTTCGTCTGTGAAGTCTTTCATATTGGTTACAGTCTGCTTTGCGTCATTGGCTTCTTTCTTAGCTTCTTCTGCTGCCTTTTGCGCTTTAGCTGCTTCAAGATAAGCCTTTGAAGTGTCATTATCTGCAATCTGCTTCCATCCCCATGTATCTCCCGTCTTTACCCATCTCCATGATTTGCCTGCATCGGGAGTAGTTTCATCATCGACATATTCTTGGATATTGGTAAATACATCACCTTCATGCCGTTTTTTCAAAGCTTCTGTGTTCCAATCAACTGCTGGCTGATTAGTAAGAGTTGGTGTATATTCTCCGTACCAAGTTTCCTTTACTCCATCTATCTGGTCTTGAAAGCTGTTGAATGTTTCCTCAACGTCTTTGCCGGATTTAGTTACAAGTTTACCTTTTATCTCAACACCAGTTACCGTATCAAACTTCATATAGCTGCTCTTATCTCTTGCTCCGATATAAGAGTTGCCATAGACGTTCATATAAGCGAGATTTGTGGTCTTATCAACACCATAGGACACATACTCTTTGTTGAGGTATGAATAGCTGTTTATGCCAGCATATAAAGTCATACTTGGTGAGAAAGTGTCAACTGCACTAAAGATAATTGCATTCTGTCTTGTCTTGTCCTCTACATGAGTAACACCATTTGCATCAACAAAGGTCTTATTACCTAATTGGCAAATGGTATCTCCTACTCGTGGTGCATCACTGGCTGCATCAGCATCAGTTTTTGAGATGTCAATGTAATTAGTTCCTACGTTTACGACTAAACGCCAGAAGTAATGATTTGACACATTCTCATAAACTCCCTCCTTAATATTGAAGTCTTGTGCTAAAGCCATATCCCCAGCGCGGAAACGATTATCTAACGCTTCTGTACCATCATCTTGATAGAAGTAACATCTCCAATAGTCCCAAACATTCTCGCCAGTCTTGTTACCTTCTTCGTCAAGTATATCATTTCTATCTTCTATCTTGATACATTCGATTGCACCACCGGGAGTAATCATTTGGCGACCTCCGATAACTCCGGTCTTGATAATCTCCAAAGCATAGAACACGGCTTTCATTCTTACTGTCAGATAATCAAGCTCTGCATGTGATTTTCCGTCTGTATCTGCATAGAATATACCGCCCGTACTTCCGGTCACATAGCTACCGACTTTCAATCCACGCAAGAAAGTTATCATTCCTTGTGCGGTATCATCTTTAACTCTGCTGAGTTTTTTGTTCAGTTCGCCTACAATGTCAAGTCCATAAATAGCTTGTAACTGTGCTACTTGGCTTCCTAACTTGCTAAGTCCATCAGCTATCTGTCCTATCTGATTCAGTACAATAGACACTTCGTCCGTTAAGGTAATATTATAAGTAGGAAGGGGATTTGTACCATATTGGATTGACATTTCCTTCACAGATAATGCCATTGCTTCTTCTTTGTCCTTATACAAGAATCTGACAATCGTATTAGGCTTAATCTGCGCAAGAATTGCTTGGTTTGTTTCCAAGAAGTGTTCGTCGAAGCTCAAAGGATAGTCATACAAAGGCATATTATTTTCAAGCATATATCTTTTCATGGCGACGTCCAAACGTTCTTGTGCCTTGTCTATATATGCTTGTGGCATTTCAATGTGCAATATGACAAACTTGTCGCCAGTTTTAACTTGCTGGAACTTGCTTGGCATTATCGTACCAAATGTATCTAAGTCCTTTGTCAGTTTAATAGTAATAGCTTGGTCTGTACTGTCTGGATATTTAGCATAGTCCCTCTGTTCTCCATTTGGTTTGAATACAATGTTTCCAGCTTCATCAGTTACATAGAAGTTCTTTTTTACATCTTCCCAATCTACGGCTACCTCGTAGTTAGCTCCTAATGTGTCACCAGACTTCATGGAGAAGGTCATTCCGCTTGTAACTGCTGCTTGTGCATATAAGTCAAAGCCAAGAGGATAAAGCGTCACATCAAAATACGACTGTCTAACCTCTCCCGTTTCGGGGTCAATATAATCATCCCAGCCACCTTCTGGTACTATTACTTCTTTGAACAAGTCAATAGCTTGTCCCTTGTATGTCATACCTTTAATAGTAGGTTGTATGCTGGAAAATTCTTGGATATGGAATACTGGTGCAAGAGGATTGATAGGAGTAGGATAGCTGCTATCTGCGTCATAGTAGTCAATAAGAGGGTCTTTAGAACCAAACAAGACTTTATTTCTAACAGCCTCTACATATACTGATGGCATTAACGTGTCACGAGTATATGGGTGCTCAATGCGATTTCCGTCTGCATCTGTAATTATAGGATAGCCATACGGAATATTAATGTTGCTACCATATCCAGCAATACGAGTAATGACCTTATTATTCTTTGGTGTGCAATCATTGTTTTTTAGTCCTACACCTTGTCCGAATTTGAATATGTATGGCTTGTTTTCATTGTCAAGTATTTCCTTAGATGGCTTGCCAAACCAAATAGTATATCCATCAACTACAAATGGAACTTTCCATGTTTCGTATGCAGTCTTGCAAACGTCTGAAATAAATTGATTACTGAATGATAACACATCACTCATTGTCCCATCATCTACAAATGTTGGCTGTAACTTGCAAGTCCATTTAGTTCCGACAAGACATGAGTTGATTTTTTGAACGAACATGCTTAATGTACCAATCCACGAGAAAGTCCGTTTTTCGCTACGATAACTTTCCTCACTGCTACTAATAGCAATGTCAGTAAAGGGAATGTTGTACAATTCAATCATTTCATGGTAGAAAGTACAACTATATTTAGTCATTCCCTTTGCCTCGCTGTTTTCCGAAGTCATTCCTTTTCTAACAACTACGGGAGGATTTTTAAGAATGTACTTTATTCCTTTATACTCTACATATTCTTGCAGAGTAAACGAAAGTGAATTGTCTTTATAATAAAACTCTCCTTCTATCTTGTCATTTAACGACATAACAATAGTTGAGAAAGTGTGTTTTCTCAAACTGATGTCGTGGAAGGGAGTGCCATCTTCATTGTATATATTCAGTATAGGGTTTATTTCGTTCGCCATTTTACGTAGTAGGCGCTTATATCCAAGCTTACACTTGAATAATTTGACGTTTCATCGAACCGCTACTTCTTAGGGAGCTTGCGCTCCGGTCGTCCATAGTTGGGTTCTCACCGTCCAATCCCCGCTGCGCCAGCGGTTGGGTTAATAAATTCTGTGCTTGTAGTCCGAAGCGTTTAATGTTTCGGGCTGCAAGTAAATCTCTGTCATTTGTAGTTCCACACTTGGGACAAGTCCACTTGCGGTCGGAAAGTTTAAGTTTTCTATTTATATATCCGCATTCGCACATCTTTGAAGACGGTTCAAAGCGACCTATGCGAATTAAAGTCTTTCCGTACCATTCACACTTGTATTCAAGCATGGAGAAGAAAGTAGCCCAACCAACAGAGCCTATTGAACGTGCAAGCTTGTGATTTTTCATCATGCCGTCAATGTTCAAGTCCTCTATGATTATCGCTTGGTTTTCGCGAACGAGCTTTGTACTTACTTTGTGTAAGAAGTCTGTCCGTTGGTTGGTTACTTTCTCGTATTGTCTTGCTAACTGCTTTCTAAGTCTTTCATATCTGTTTCCTCCCTTCTTGGATTTACTGAAACGCTTTTGAATTATCTTCAATCGGTCAGTAGCTTTTTCAAGATATTTAGGGTTTTGAAATACGTCCCCATTGGAACATACTGCAAAGTCCTTTATTCCCACATCTATGCCGATTGTACCCTCATAAGTTATTGGTTCTTTAGATGGAATTTCTTTCCCATCCTCAACCAATACACTGACATAGTATTTATCTGTCTTGGTTTTAGATACCGTAACAGACCTTACATCTCCTTCAAACTTTCTATTCTCAGACAGCTTCACCCATCCGATTTTAGGAAGTTTAATCCGGTTGTTATCCAAGTCTACTTCTACAGAGTTGATAGCCTTATATGCTGCTCTGCTTTTGTGTTTGGACTTGAATTTAGGAAACCCTTTCTTCTCACGAAAGAACCTTGTAAATGCACTATCCAAATTCCGGATAGACTGCTGCAAGCATTCACTGCTTACTTCTTTCAGCCATTCCATGCCTTCCTCTTTCTTCAAGTCGGTAAGCATCTTGCATAGGTCAACCGCATTTATTCGTTTCCCTTCGTTCTGATAGGCTTCTATCCGCTTTGCCAAAGCCCAATTATAGATAAAGCGTACACATCCAAAGGATTTCTCAAAGAATATCCTCTGTTCCTTAGTAGGCTTCAATCTATATTTATAGGCTTTCAACATATTATGCGTCTTTAGTTCAGTACAAAGATAAGATATTATAAACTAAAAAGCAAATAATTTACTTTATTTAAGCTTTACTTTGTATATAAGTACCACTACAAGTTTACGATATCTATATAGTTAGATTCAACAACTCGTTCGATTCTCCAATCAGCCATTGAAGCGGACATAGCTTCTTTGACAGTGTTTGTTGCCTCTTCTGTTGTATCAGCTTCAACAATCAACATGCAAGGTGTCTTCTTCTCGTCACCATCGTCATTCAGAGTAATGTAGTTGAGCTTTACCATAAACAGCTTCTTGTCCTCCTTGTCCTTATCTCCCAAAAATTCTTGGAAGTTCGTCCGTCCAACTGCAAGAACTGAAAACTCTTCTGCTTGGTAGATAGACAGTTCTTCATTCATCAGCTTTTCGCATTCCGTGCAACTCATAGCGTTTACAAGATACTTTTCTGTTACTCTCTTTTGCTTGCCTCTTTCGTTGATTTTAACGTAAGAAACTTTTGCTTCCATTAATTGTACTAACATGATTAATTCTTTTAATTGATTAAAAACTAAAGTTATTTATTCCTACCCACCCGACTACTCTGAATCGGCAGATAGTGCTTATTATTTTGCTACTATATTCCGGTGAATACATGAACCAATTACCTAATAGATATTCCCCGTGAAAAATCATATTATTTTCGCATAGGAATAGAACTTCTTCGCCTTCTTTCGGTAAATACTGCTCTATTTTCGTAAATTCGATTTTATTTTCCACAACTAACTTGGATAAAAGGTATAACAATTCTGAAAGTTCAGTTTTACCAAATCTATGCTTCTCTCCTTGTGCCAATTAGGAACATAATTGCAGATGGCGAACTCTTTTTCTTTCTTTTCATATATATCTTCTAAGAATTGCTTAGTAGTCATTCTGTAGAAATCACAGTTAGGTGCTTTAAATACTTCTTTGCCATCTATTTCTTCTGGATTGACAGCAATAAATTTTGCATGGTCTTGAAATAAATAGCATTGTGGATTATAGGCACAACCAAAATCATAGACAGTATATTCTTTAGGTATGATTTTTGATAGATAGTAATATGTTTCCATAAAGCCTATAAAATCTGTTCCTATAGCACAATACTCCTGCTTGAAAACCCTATCTTTTTCTTCCTTTGGAATAAGAGATAGTACATAGTTTGTGATTTCTTGTTCGTTCATATCAAAAAGGTAATTCCTGCAATTCGCTACCAAACGGTAATTGATTGCTCATATTGTCATATATGTCTTGTAAGTCAGAAACATCAGATTCGGGTGTCGGTTCAAATGTCAACTGTGCTGGCTGCTCCTGCCAGCCATAGACAATGTTTTCCGATATTTCGTTCTTAAGTCTACGGGATTCGACCTCATAGTACATTCCTACCAATAAGTCTATCACTCCCATACTTCGGTTCTTACAGACTTCAATTACAGAGTTATATTTTAGATATGGGAGAACTTTGTCCTTTCCGAAAAACTCTCCTGCTCTCTGCTCAAAGTCTTTTCCTATTCGATGTATAATGATAACTGAATCTGCAAGGTTTGTTAAGTCTGCTGTGCCGGATATACTTTCTTTCCGTAAGAAACCGCCTTCTTTTCTTGGGTGACAGACGAGGATAACATGTATATTCTTTGCTTTGGCGTATTCCTTTAAGTCATTTATAAACCTTGTCTGCTGTGTGTACTTATCTCCGTCATAGCTATCAATCTGCAATGCCATTAAGTTATCAAGCACAACAAGCTGTGTCCCTTCATTCTCCACAAGTGTTTTTATGTCTGCAAACAGTTGTTGCCATTTACTTCCATAGTTGTTATTATAGAGAAACAGCTTACCTTCCAGCCATTTGTTGATTTGGTTAGATATGTTCTTTGGGGCATAGTAATAGTTTTCATAGCCCTCTTTTTTGCATACATAATTCTTGCCAGCCGCTATTTGGTCTATCCAGCTTTGAAAGCGAAAATCCTGCAATTCTCCCGACCAAATCCCGACCTTGTAACCACGCTGTACAGCATTTAGAACAACACAATCTATCCAAGAAGACTTGCCGCTATTCCCAGTAATGTTTATTCTACCTTCTCTTCTTAAAACAAGCATCCCACTTGGAACAGAAAAACAATACTTATAACCATCTTTTGTTTTATAAATAGGAAATTCTTTTTTAGGATTATTACTTGCAAATATAGAAACCATATTCCTTTTAGTAATTGTTAGACTATAACAAATATTCTTATAATGTTTCTGTCCTAATCTATCATCAATAGAAATGGTTGAACGATAACCACAACATGCAAAACAAAATTGAATAAAATCAATAGTTTTTTTACTAATTGATGAAAAATTCTTTCTTTTTGGAGTAATATACCCATCCCAATTAAGAATTTCATCACATATTATAGCCATCTGTTCTTTGTTACAATCATACCAAAAGTTTGAAAATTCCTTTTCTATTCTCGGAGCTTTAACGAGATAAGAATTATAGCCTAAATCTTTAGGATTCCATTGATGCTTATTAATCGGCATATTTAGTTTGCCTAATATCCATTCTAATCTCTGTTTTTTTCTTTCTTTTTTTAGATTTATCCTACAAGTAGATTTATCCTTATATAAATTACAGAAATGCCCGTCACAAATTATAGCACACATTAATCTTATCTCAAATTCAGATAATGGAATGCCTTTACCCGAATAATTAAAAGTAGTATAAAACTTGCCTATAAATCCATGCTTAGACCCAGCATGTTGTTCTTTCAATTCAGCAAAAGTCTTTATAGCTAAATTATTTTTGGATGTTTGATAAACAATTCTGTGTTCATCACTAACACATTGGTTTACTCCATATTTGGACTTTATTAGAGATAGATAATCACATTCTTTTTTAATGTAGTCTGTTGGATAAACTAATTCTGCGCTTCCATCTTTATTGTATTGTAGAACTTTATCCCCATAACTATAATCAGATATTTTCTTCCATTCTGTACCATTAAAATATTCTGTATCACAATCTACACAACCAGATAAACCAGACAATACCGTAACATCTCCCATTAGTAGACCGATGATTTTTTTGTCAAGTTCTTTATATCCCGTAGGAATAGCCACCAACTTACTCATATCTACATACTGAACATCAGTCATAGCCAGCCACTTCTTTCCCTTAGTAGAATCCTCCTTCTTTGGTACAAAAGGCTCTTTCTTTTGTTGAGAATAGTATTGCATCTTATGTTCATGCCTTTGGTATTCCTTGTGGTCGTAAGCATCCGGTTCAAACTTCAACCGAAAGTCTTTCCATGTATATTGAGAACAACTTGAATGCAGACACTTAAAACCAAGTCCTCCATTAGACATCTCAAAGATTGCTGAATCCGGAGCGCGGTGTGAACTATTGAATGGGCATTCGTCAAGTATATACTTTGTGAATGATGATGTCCTTACAATGTTTCTCACTGCAATGTGGTGTTTGTTCAGAAATGCTTCTAAGTCAAACTTCTCATTGCTGTAGTAGTTGCTTTTGCTTGGTTGTTCCGGCTTCGGGAGCATGGCGGCAACTTTGGCAAAGTATTCGTTTGGAGTTATTTTAACTTCATCTGGTATTCTTAGTATCTTACTTTCCCTTTGAGGACGCTTCTTGGTATTACTTCCCTTTCGGCTGAATGTTCCATAAAGTTTGCATACCCGGCTTGCATTATGTGTAGTACAATCTATTTCCACATTCGGATTAGAGAATAGCATATCAAGAACTTGCAGGAACTCTTTGCAGATTGTAGTATTCTCATTGCTATTCTTCATGGCTATTTTGTACAGTAGATGGAAACCATTGCCGCTATCGCATACTACTGGTTTTTCAAAACCTTCATCCCGTAGGAACTTGAATACATTGTTGACTACTTCTTTCGCCATCTCCTTCTCTTCATCAGTTGAGTTTGTGTCTGATGGCTTCTTAGTATCTATGTCTATCAATATCCAATCTCTTCCAACAATGTCATTGTCAGAAGTAGTTGACTTTGGTTTGGTAACAATCCTATCATGCTGCTCTCTGTCATAACATGCTGGATTGATGGCATTCAATGTGAAGTAGATGTTACAGTTGTCATACTTCCTAATTTCGTTGAGCAGGGTGTTTACATCAGTAAAGTAGCCGGAATAAGTTCGTTTATAAGCATTGTCTACTATACGAACTTCGACCAATTCTTCACCCGATTTAAAGGTGTCATACCATTGTCTAATAGTTATTTCATTCATGGTAGTTCCTCCCTTAGTTTATCCAATAGTTCTTGTGCGCAGGCTTTTGCATAATCAATACTATCAGTACAAATATCGCTTGCTACGAATGTTTTTATCGTAATCCATCCGTACCACCAAGTATTCATTTGTACATCAAAGATGTTCTTATAAATGCCATAGTTTTCAATTCTATATTTTCTCATGCTGTTATTGTTTAAAGTGTTCAATCAGTTCGTCCACGGAGGCTTTATGCCACTTATCAAATAGTATTTCCGGTTTGTCTTGGTAGTGCATTCCTACTTTCAGATATTGGCATAAGAACCAATCTTCCCCATCCGTGAACCATTGGCTATCGTCTGTATCATATCTCAATGCAGCAATGGCAAGAAACAAGAACTCATTAGCTCCACAATCGACCCTTCCTTTCTTGGTGACAGTATCTACATTATATATCACCCCATATAAATTCCCATAGAATGTAATGATTGCTCTTCCTTCTTCAATACTTTTATGACTTCCCTTGCCATCATAATTATGTGCATCTAAAGTTGTATCACCAGAATTAAGTAGTTTATATCTCAACTCTTCCAGCTTCTTTCTAAGCTCTGGCGTATTCTTTCGTATAAAGCACGGTGTTGTAAATCCCATAGTTATTCTCCTTTCAGTTTCTTTATTAGTGCGTCAGCAAGTTCTACAGACCATGATACTACATCTGGATATAGTATGCCGCACTCAGTTATACCCTTTTTATGCTGTAGTTTAACAAACTCTGTAGAATAATCTTTCGCCAGTTCGTAGCGTCGCTTTTCCCAATCAATGGCTGAATTTCCAAGATTTAAAAAATCAAGTTCACACTCTCTGAAAACCTTATTATCACATACATATAGGTTATCTCCGTTATATAGCGCATTGATATTTATTCTCGGAATTACATCTATTAAAACTCCGGTTTCTTTTATTCTTGCTTTCATACCTTATTGTATTTTTCGTCACATTCTTCACAATGTAGTTTATAGGCGTATGCCAATGCTTTTAGGGTAATGGGTTCAATGGTGAAATCGTACTGATTATCTCCATATACGATAGATACAGCTAAATCCCTATCTACAAAATTAATGTATGCTATTGCATCATTATCTCCTCTTATTTGAATCGTTTGGGTTTCCATATCAATATTTCTTTTTAAGTTTTAGAGATAACATTA